CAGTAGAATTAATAAAGCTCTAAGAAAATGGGATTGTTAGTGAATAGAGTTAGTGTTCTTTAGTTTTTATTTAAGTATTTGACCTTTTTATTATACTTTCGTATAAAGGTATTGGCTAACTTTAGTTTAGTTTGCCATTTACTTATTAGTTTTTGGTAGTGTTCTAATTTCTTATTTCGTTTTTCATCTTTGGACAAGATAACGACTTTAGGTTTTAGAACACCATTTAACCATCCTTGATTGACTACATATTTAACCATTTCAAGTTCTAGTTCTGCTTGTTGTATAGAATGTGGTTTAAAACCATTTTGATTGTTTCTTGCGAAACCATGTCTGTATCTATAAACCTTATGAGATATTAAATGAACAATATCTCTCCATCCTTTATTGGGACTTTTTGGATTACCAGACAAACAAACATAAGTTTTATACCAAACATTTTTTACTGATCTGTACCTTGTCATATTATATTTAATATTAGGAG